AATATCCAACTGCTTTAAGACGGCATTCCAATCTATTTGTGCATTCATTGTGATGACCTTTTGTGGAGTTATACACACACTATATCACCAAAGTTGTTGTTGTTGTTGATGTGTTTCCAATCTTTTTTTTGCACTGGTGTAATAGTCCACATCTAGTTCCCATGCATCCAAAGAGAATCCCATATCATGGCATGCTATGGCAATGGAACCACTGCCAAGATGTGTATCCAATATCTTGTCATCTTCTTTGGCAAAGTGTTCTAGTATCCATATATAGAGTGCAGTTGGCTTTTGTGTTGGATGTATTTTGTCACCTGTTCTGTTATCAAATTTGAATAGTTTTGCTGGATATGGAAATGATGTCCATGCCATTTCCCACTGCGAAAAGTTTGGCCATGGTTGGCACTTATCCCAACATACTACGCATCTTGTGGATGGTAGTGTGAAATAGTTTGCACCCCATATCACTTGATTTTTTGAAACTCTGAAAAGGTGATCAAAGTATTCTTGTGGTGGTGATATATCCCAATGTTCATACTTACCACGGCAGAACGCACGATCTTTGAGTTTACCTTTTCCACCTGTTTGTGCACCATGTTTGTGGATGTCATAAGGAGGATCAACAATCGCTAAATCATAACATTTATCTGGCATCTGTCGCATTGCTTCTAGGCAATCACCCAAGTGTAGATTTATCATATATCACTTCTTGTCTAGTACGATGGATGCACCAAGTTGTTCCAATCGTTGTGCAAGGAGCTCTGCCAAGATTTCATCTGTGCTTTTCCCTTCCAATGCTTTCAATATGGCAAGTTGTTTTTTGGTGTTGTCTGATAGTCTTACTGTTGTTACTGTCTTTTCCATGTGATCTCCTATAGATATGTATACTATGTATATACAGTATAACATAGTATACACGATGCAACAAGTATTATTCATCATCACTGTCTATTTCTTGTGTGTAGTCCATCGATGGATATAGTGTGGCCAAATCTCTATGCTCAACATTTGGTGACAGAAAACCTGTCATAGCCTGTGCCATGCTTTGTGGTGTCGGTACATACGGACTATCTTTCAATGCTTTGGCCGTGCATCTTTTCATTCTGTAGTATTTCACTGCATTGTTGTATGCTTGGTTTTCAGTGATAACATTCAATAGTTCTTCTGGCATCGTCCAACCTTCATCAGCACAAATTTGGATTCCGATAAACGTCTTGTATATTGGGTGTTTGAAATTTGGAATGTATTCCCCTGTGCCTTCATTGTATATGCAACGGCCTGCCTTGATTCTATCGTGCCATTTCTTTTCACTTTGTTCTTTTGCACTGACAAGATAGTGTCTGTGGTTTCTGTAACTGTAGTGTATTTCTGCATTCTTGAAACGAACTTGCAAGTTGGATATCACAGTAGTATACGGATAACCTTTCATACATTTCCCTGCATCACACGTGCATGGTGCCATGTATTCGGTTTCCTTATCTGTGGTTCGATCCCACATATATATCTGTCTGAATCCACCTTCCAATCCATCTGCATCTGTGCGACAATCATTGCAGAACTTCTTGCCATTGGTGAAATCGCGTCTTTCCCAACGGTCTTGATAGCCTGGCTTTGCACGTAAATATTCTGTCACTTGTGGCAATGTTGGCAAGAATGTGTGCATATCGTTCATCAAGTAATAGTGCAAGGTTTCTTTGAGCCAAGTAGAATCAAACCGTTCATACTTTGTGCAATAAAGTGAATGTTGGGCCTTAAGCCAGAACATGCTTTTGCCAAAGTGATCAGAAAGGTTTGATAGGAACTTGAACAGAATCTTTTCTTTTGGAGAGTTGACCCATTCTGGATATGTTGTTGTATTATTTGTGGACATGTTGTTACTCCTTGTTTATTATGGTTTTGATTTCAGTTTGTAAGTTGCGCAACATCTTATATGATGCATTGTGTTTCTTGGATATGGCCAAGAGTGAATAAGTTTGTTTGGTGATCTCCAACAAGTAGAGCTCACACCACAGAAGAACCTTTTGGCCATCACCAGTATCTATGATGTGTTTTGGTACGATTGCATAATGTTTCATGATATATCCTATGTATACTATGTAATACAATATATACACATAACAAATCAGAAAGCAAATTTATAATGAAAATATTTTGTGGAGAGATAGCAGCAGCCAAGTTTTCATTCTCCATGATATTGTGGCATCTTTTTTCTTGCTAGAAATGCTTTGCGTTTTAGTGCATGGATATTTCTTCATGCATCTGTCTACTGACTGTCTCCCTAAAATTTATTAATTATAATAATATTTATAATAGGCAGCTCACGTTCCCCACAGTTAGAATATTGTAGAGTGGTGTTTGCCCTTGATTTGCCCTTGATTTGCCCTTGATTTGCCCTTGCAAGAAAATGAAGCCCGTGTACATCGGAAATGTAATGCTGTTGATTTGCCCTTGATTTGCCCTTGATTTGCCCTTGATTTGCCCCAAAATATTTTTTTTCAAAAATAGTATATTTATTTCTTGACACTATGTATATTATGTAATACAATATATACAGATAGTAACAAATCATTTATGGAGTTTCACATGACAGTAGAATACACAGTAACATATTGGCAACAAGAACTTGCAGAAGCAATCAACACATACAAAGCATCCAAAGCAAATCCAGAGTCAACAACTGCATTTATTGAGTTCAACAAATCTTGGATAGATTTCTGTGGTGAAATGGTAGAGTTTTCTAGAACACTAGAAACATTGCACAGTGATGTACAACCACAAGAAGCAGCTGCACAAACCATCCAAGCACATTGGAATGATTTGTTGGCCAATGATGATGAAAAGTTGACAAAGCATGTGCGTGTTGCACACGTGGCCAATACTGCCAATGTATCCATACAAAAATCTATTGCCCACGTTGGATATAGTTATGTGCTACATACTGCAACAAGCACGGCCATAATCGAACCAAATGGTGATTGCTCTTGTACATGCAAAGACCACCAATACCGTAAATCTTTATGCAAGCACCTATATGTGCTTTCCCTTTCAATAACTAACCCAACATTCTAGGAGTTCCCCATGGAAACATCATTCAAATATAAAGCACTACAAATGCTAGTAATCGCAGAATACACCTTTGCTGCGTGGCTAGTACTGCGCATCATTGCAGGCATCACACACAACATTTATGGAGCATAACAACATGAACAACAACTATTTTTTCATACAAAAAATGATTGGCACCACAGCTGAAATAGCCGTGCGTGAATGTATCAAGGCACAGTATCCCACAATAGGATTGAGACATGCAGTTCCAACACTGACACCACATGCAACACACGACATTGAAATAAACGATATTGATCGTTTTACTGTGGAAGTCAAGTCTGCTAGAAATGGTGGCAAGTTTCCAAACCTATTTGCAGAGATCATCCAATATCCAAGTTGTGGATATGCAGAATACTTGGTGCATACACCAGACTATATCGTGTATGTTGACATCGATAGTGATATACACTATTGGTATGATGGCCCAATGTTTGCAAATGCAGTGAAACAACGTTTTCAACTACGGAAAGATATTGCACATGGTACTGCAAGTGGTATAACATTTGCCAAAGATTCCATAGATTTTGGATTTATCTGTGCATATCGTGCAACAGGCCCACACACAATGGACATGATCAAGAAAAGATATGGCCAAGAAATAAAAGATATACAACCACTCAAACAATCAGCACCAGTCTACAAATCTTGTACTGGTCTTCCAACCCTCAAATAAAAGGAGTACAATCACATGTACACAACAGAACAGAAACTACTTGCAATATCAGTCCACAAACTGCTGCGTGCTATTCAAAAAAAATACGGCAGAAAATTTGTCCGTGAGCTGATCAAAGGTTACACTGATACTATCACACCACCCAAGTTGGATTAATGGTGTATTGGTCTTATCTCATTCACTTTGGTGAAGGGATATTGTGGAAAATACAATGTGGGAACATAAAGCCTAGTTTCATTTGGAACTAGGTTTTTTTTATTTACTTGTTATCCACTTTGTGTTCAAGTATCTTGAGTGCTAAAGCGAGCAAATCTTGAATCAACTCTTGTTTTTCATCGGAGCTGAAACCACCATTGCTATACTTGATCAACTTGGCAATGAGTTTCACGGCTTCTGGTGTTAGGTTCAATATATCTTGATTCATAGTTATCCCCAGGTTTTGTAGTTGTAAGCGATTGATATTCATTTTCATTTGCAATCTGCTTTGATTTCCACGTGGATCGCATCCAGTTTTTCAGAAATCTTTTGCATCTGTGCATGGTATATCTCTCTATCTTCATCGCACCGTGCAATGATTCCATCTATCTGTGCAACGTATTGTTGACTTATGTAGTATAGTGCAACACATGCAAGCACCAATGCACCGAACTGTCCAATAATAAGATTTAATATTTTTTCTTTGTCAAACATATCAGAACCCCGCAGACGCTTTATCGATCTTCTGAAATTTGTAGTACAGTTTTACTACAGTTTGGTCACCTAGTGCAAATGTTCTTGTGGTGCCGTTCGGTCCACAAACAAATCGCAACTGCAAATGATTCGATCCTACCATATTGGTGATGGAGTTTGTGGCCGCAGAACTTGTTACATATACATCAGTAGCACTTGTGGCGATCACTGACATGGTGTAGTTGTTTCCAGACAAAAATAAGTTACCAAGTATATGTGTATCAGTGGCAAATGCTCCTGTTGCTGGTGATGTTCCACCACTATACAACTTTCCAAACACGTCAGCGTCAAGATTGGCAAAGTTCCACCCTGCGCCAACCCCATTAAATTTAACAGTGGTTACACTGGTGCTTGTCGTGTTGATACAAGTACCAAGACCCCAGTTGAAATAACGGAGTATACCAGCAGTACTACCAATCAAATCAGCAGATACCCACAGAATAAAGCAATCATCGGATAACACTGGTGTACCATCATCATAGTATGCTAACTTTGCCCAATATGGTGCAGTAACTGTGCCAGCATTGCCAGTGATTTGATTATTGTTGTCTGCTACAGGAAAGTTGGCAAGTGTGATTTCATTGCCAGCAACAGACCAAGAATATGAGTCAATGAGTCCTGTAGTATCGGTGAATGTCCAACTACCATCATCCAACTTTGCTTCGGTGAAACCTGTTACAATATCATTGGCACCACCTGTGGTGCCCTTTGGAAATACTGGTGCTACTGGCATGTTACTCGCTCCACGTAATACAACTTGCGTCCAAAGTACATGTGCCTTGATCGATCTTGATATGCAAGTACACAGTGCCAGTACCGAAGAACTGTTTCACAGGTAGATCAAACTGCCATGCACACACACCAACAGTAGAAGTGGTTAGACCAATAGCAACCGTTGCTTCGGTGTCAGGTAAAAAGGTGTAGTCACCACCACTATCACAAGATAGTCGCATAGTGATCTTGGGTGTAGCACTACCACCAGCAATGCTAGTAATACGCACATACACACCATTGATAATCGAAGTAAACTGTCCTGGTGTCAATACGTGTGTGTGGTATTTGTCCTTATCGTAACTTGTGCCGATAGCTGCCACATCTTCTGTAACAGTACTGCCATGATAATATCTTCCTGCTTTTCCCATATTCTTCTCCTTCTTCTAATGGTATGTATTCACATATCATAAAATGTAAAATAGTTATTCTTCTTCTTCTGCTCTTTTCTTTGCTTCTTCTGTCTTACCCAACTGTGATTCCAGTTCTTTTATCCTGGATTCCATTGCACGTTTTCTTGTCATCAACAATGAACGTTCAAGTTTGGTGCCTGTTTGTATTGATACTGGCCGTGTCAAACCTAGCACACGTTCTGGTGTAGTTTGATATGCTGTCTTTCCTTCTTCAGCTCCAAATGCTATCTTGCTCCATTCAATGATTGGTGCATCAATACCACTTACTGCCAATACTTTTCTTCCCCACACAATACGTTCCCGTTGTTTTTCCACTATTGGATATACATAACCATTCACGGCACCATCTTCTGGAGTTCCTTGCAACGGATATATTTCACCACCAAGAATATATTGGAGTACACCAGCAGTGGCAGTAGGATCACCACCAGTAAACATACCCACTGCATTCACATATTCCACAGGTACATTCTTACCAGAGTATTCAAACAAGTTTGGCATTTCAAGTATGTTCTTCAATCCTGGAGATACAAATCCTGTAAGTGTTCTTTTGTATCCTGTGGGTTCTTCTCCCCTTGCTACTGACACCAAATCTTCTGCCAAACCAAATACTTGCACCATTGCCCCAAGTGCTGGTATTGGTGGACTCATCATGTAGTAGTCTCTTGTTTCACCTTTGGTCAAGTTCACTGCAATCTTTTCTAGTGCCATCGGATGTGCGTATAACTTTTCATATATTGGCCTATTTCCACTTTCTTCATCCATTGCCATAAGAAATGTTTCTACACCCCTTTGAAATTTCAACTGCTCTACATATCGTTTGAAAATTTGTAGGTCTGTGAATGCACGTGAGAACATAGCCCAGTTAGCGCGTGAAAAGGAATAGAACATCAATAGATTTGTGGCAACTGTCTTTTCTGCTGAACTCATATCGGAGTAGTCGAACATTGAACGTTTGGCCAACTGCACTGCTTCTTCTGCACTGAAACCTTTGGCCAAAGAATCATAGAACACATTTGTTCTGAAGATCAAATCTTCTTTCAAGGTCAAATCTTGTACAAAGAACTCACCAAGGAAACCCAATGTATTCTTGCTTTTGGCAGATAGTGTTGTGCCTGTTCTGCGTTTCAAGAAGTTGATCAATGAATCATTGGATATGGCACTAGTAACAAAGTTGATTTCACTTCTGATACCACTGCTTTGCAATAGTTCGTATACTTCACCATACGTGTACGGTTTTCCACTTCTGTCCACAATGGCAATCATGTTGTAATATGGTGACGATGGACTATCACACAACATGGTTCTGAAACTGTTGCCAGTTGGTTGTACCATCTGTTGCAAGTTCTTACCATATAGGTTCTTCACATCTTGCCATTTTGGCACCTTGCCTGCTTTGATGGTGTCTATCATAGTCTTACCAAGCACAAGTGCTTGTTGGCCAACATATGCAACTGTGCTTGTTGCAACACCAGTGGAGAGATTTCCAACAGTAGCATAGGACATGGATGATCCTGTCAATATGTTACCAGTGTGGAAATACACACGTGCACCAAGTAACATCGAATATCGATACGCACCAGTAACCATATTCAACAACATTGTTACTGCTTTGCTTGTTGTTTTCCATCCAGGTTTTGTTGCTTCTTTTCGGAGATAACTATTTATACTTTGTGTCAATCCACTTACTCTAGCATCAGTGAGTGCTTTCTTCATTTCATCATAGGAGCTACCCATGATACCTTTCATGATACGTTCATTTGTAGCACCAAACACATCATCCAACATTCTGTTCACATCGTTTATATCTGCAATGCTACCAACATCCAAACCATTCTTGCGCATCAATACTTCACTGTATTCTTGTACTTTGGTCAAGTATTCTGCAATATCACTTTTGCCTTTTATAGTGCTATCTTGTATCAGTTCTTCCAATGCTTGGCTTGTACTAACACGCCATGCATCCATATCCATAGAAGCACTGCCAAGTCTTGTACCAACATAACTGCGCATGTGTTGGCCAATCACATCATTTGTAACTTCTGGTCTGAGTCTCATTTCCGGAAATACATCCAACTTCACCAAATCTTGTTCTACTGCACGGATAGCATTCCTTGCCACAATCCTATCGCCTTCTGCCCAATAGTACATACCTGTCATGAAGTTCAAACGTATTTCTTCTGCTGCGGCCATATCCAACATGGTGATACTCTTGGTGTTGCCACCAATCACGTTTTCTGGTCTTCGCACAATGGCACCCATCTCACCAACCAATGTGTTCAAGTGTTCCCAAAGTTGCTTTGGGTTTGCATACACTTTGATTGCAAATGCATCCAACTTGGCATTCAATAGTGCTTGTCCTTTGGGTGTGAGTATATCAGATTTGTATGTAAGGTTATCACCACCAGCACGCAACAGACTACTGTTCAAGTCTGCTTTCTCTCCAACACGCACAAACAATCTATCAATGGCCCATGCTCCAACACGTCTTACACGTGCCATGCTATCACCACGGAAAGACGTGGTGCCTTGTATAACATCTTCAAACGATTGGCCCACAGTAGATACTGGACGTGGTGCCTTTGCTTGTGCTTCCAATGCTTGTATCTGTTCTTTGGTGGTTTCTGTTAGTGCTTGTGATTCTTCTTTGAATGTTTGCTTGGCCAAATCCTTTTGTGATTTGGTTCTAGATGTCAGTGCATCGATGGTATCTTTTGTTGCTTGCTTTTGTTGTTGTATCAATGCTTGCTTTTCTGCTTTGATACGTTGTTCTTCAATCGTGGCCAACTGTTTGGTGGCTTTCATATCCTTTTCAAATTTATCTTTTACTGCTTGCAGCTTCTTCTTGTTGGTATCAATAGCAACTTTTTTGCGTTCTTCCAGGAACTTGGTTTTGTTATTCTTGATATCCATACGGAGTTCATCGATGTGTGATTTGGTCTTTTTAGTATCCCAACCAAGATAACCAGGTCTTGAACGTGCTTGCAAATCTGCTAACTGATTTCTTGTGAAATAATCATCGGTACCCAACTTGATATCTTCAATAGAAGAATCCAATATATCCAGAACTGTTCTTGGTTCTGTTTTGGCCTCTAGTTGTATGGTGGCTTGTTCTGCCAATCCACCAAGTTTGGCTATAGTCTTATCCCAATCTGATTCTATTCCAGCCAACTCACTATCTAACTGCTCACGTATGGCCAACTGTTCTTCTTTGTATCGTGCTTCGTATGCTCTCAAATCGTCTGTGGCCTGTTGTTTGGTTTTCTCCACAAACTTGTTGGCATCTGCTTCTATCTGCTGAATCTGTTTCTTTGCTCTTTTCTCCAGAAGTGCAATACGTTCACCACTTGCTTTCTTATAGTCTATTATCTTCTGTGTGGTTTGTTTCTTTATTTCTTTTACTTCTTCTGCTGTCTTACCACGAACTTCTTTTTGGTAATCTTCACGAATCTTGCGCAGTGCTTTTTGGTCTGCATCCAGTGCATCATTCAAGTCTTTCACACTGTCAGTATATGTTTTGCGCAGTATTGCACGTCTTTCCACTGCACGTTCTCTGATTGCCTGTTTCAATCCTGGTAATGTATCTTGCATAGAACGCATGGTGTCATCATATTCTTTGTCTAACTTGGCTTGGTCACTCAATCGTTCTTCCAATGCTTTCAACGTTCTGTCAACATCTGCAATGGTATCTGCTCTTTCGCCGACAATAGATACTGCAAGTGCATCGATGGAGTTCATTGGTGTTTGTGGATCATCCACAAATCTTGCACGGTATTCTGCACTACCCATCAAACCACTGACTTCACGGCGCAACTTGTTATCCATCGTGGATGCTTCTTGTGCAGTGTCCTTTATCAATCGTCTTTGTTGCAATGTTCCACCAGCAGTTTCAGGAACTACTTCTGTCCAAGCTCCAAGTGCTTTCTTTCCACGTGTTTGCACGAAGTCAATACCTGCTTTGATAGGGTCTTGGAATGAACGAAACCCACCCGCTTCCATCCACTTCTGTTGTTGCTTTGTGGAGAGGTGCGAAATATCTTTCGCACTTATGATATCACGTTGTAAGGTAGCAGCAGCAGAATCCAAATTTTGATCGATCAGATAGCGCAAATCATCAATGGCCAATCTTCCTGTGGTCACATCATTTTGTATCTTGGCCAAGTATTCTGTGTTGCTGGCAGTACGTGGAATGCTAGCAACATAACTTTGCAACTCTGTTGCTTCTGATGCATCTAACTTGTAGAACTCCATTTGTTCCAATGGTTGCACCAAAGTCTTTTCACCAAACTGCACAGTTCTTGGTGTAGAACTTATTGGTTCTACAACAAGTTCACCACGTTTTACGATGGAATGCAGTGTTGGTGCTACTCCACTTTCACTTGCACGTTTCAATATATCTGGTATCTTGGATTCATGTGCGAATGTATTCTTGGTGATGGCCCGAAAGTTTTCCATCGCTTTCAACTCTGGAACCACTTGGATAACCAATCCACGTGCAAATGCAGTATTCACGGCATCTTTGATTTGGCCTATTTTTTCCAAATCAGTAAAACTATTTATTGGTGCATCAACTTTGATACCATAGTACTGTTCTAACTTTTCCACCAATCGAACATCTGTGCCAACAGTTTTGGTGCCTGTTTCCAAGAAGTCTTTGGTGGCCATCCAATCATCATACGTCTTTTCAAATTCTGCAACCTGGTCTGCTTTCAACAGTTTATTGTTTTGCAGCTGTTGCACCAACTGTTCTTTGGTTGGTATTCCACGGCCTTCACCTGTCATAGAGAAATGTTTGCTTGCTTCTGTATTTTGCAAACCTTTCTTTTCAAGTTCAGTATAGGCATCTAACCCAAATTTGTTTGCATCTTGTATAGTCTGTTCTGCCACAAGTTCATCAGCAAATTTGTTTGTCACCAATGCACGCACATCCCCAGGATCAACCATCGTTCTCCACTTCTTTGCAGTTTGTGGTGATAGTCCAGTGATGATATTGGAATCTTTGTAGAACCCATATGCAAATCCATCTTTGGCAGATTTCCAAAGTGATTCACTCTTGGCCAATGTTTGATTTGGTGCAAGCATTGCAGTGGATATGGCACGTGCTTGCTTCTGTGCTTTGATATTTTTGAATGCTCCATATGCACCACTACCAATACCGAAAGATGGTTCAATGAAATCACCCAACAATGAACCTGTCAAGTGTGTGGTTTTCTGCCATCCTTCCAAACCTATTTGGTCGGATATCTCTTTGGCTTCTCCTATCACACCTTTGTTCAATGCTATGTTTGCAAGTACTGGTGAATCACCATATAGTGCTTGGTGTTCTTTTCTGTACTGCTCACGTTCTTTGGATATATCGTATACATCATCACTGAATGCAGAAGCAATGGTACCCATGATAGGGTCATTCACGTAATGAACATAACCACCAGATATAACATTCGGAACTGTGAGCATAGAACGCATTGCCCAACCTGTAACGGTTTCAGCCTGTCCACCAAGTGGCCCTAACTCGGAGAGTATTCCACTTTCCACATACTGTTCTGGATTTGCAGTTATTTGTTGTGTTTTGGTAGGGTCATATATCCAACTATCTGGATTCCCAATCACTTGTTTTGCACGTATCTTTGCAATGGTATCAGCATCTTGTGTAGATGGTTTGGCAGTGTCTGCACCCATAACCATCATTTTCAAGTTATCCACACTGATGAAATGTGAAGGGTCAGAACTCCAACGTTTCACGTTTTCATCGAACTGTTGTGATACGATTGGTGGATTCACTAGCAGATTGTTGTTCAAGATAGCATTCCAAATTTCCATTGGTATTGCCATCTTTTCAGGGTCAGTCATTTGTTGTTTTGGAGTCCGTTCACCTTTGGCATAAAAGAATGCTGGTTCTACATACATCACAGGAACTTGTTCTTTTGCTATGCTAGGTTTGTTTTCATCAACATAGTCATTGATAGCCTGTTGCATCTGTGCTTTTCTGTATTCTGCTTGTATCGGTGTAAGTTGTTTGAATGGTTTCCCCAAATCAACTTGACGTTGGAATGCTTGCACAGTTGGGTCTTGTGGCCCACCTTCTGGTGCCAAAGATTCCGGTTTCAATGTTGCAGGGTCAATGATTGGTTGTTGATCAATCACGGCCAAATCTTCCAATACAAGTTTGAGTGCATCCACTTCGGATAGATATGGTTTGCCTACACGTGCAGATTGTACTGCCGTCATGATAGCAGTTAGTTCTTGTGTGGCCAACTTATCCAAATCACCTTCAACATTGTTATTTTGCAAATCTTGTTTGATAACAGAGAGAAGTTGTGGTCTGTCTACTTCAATCTGTTCTTTGCTTTTTTGTGCAGTGATCTCTGGCACTACCTGTTGTTTTCCAAGTGCAGTGAAGATTGTTGGTGGTGCAACCTGTGATGTTTCAGCAGTGTATTGCACTGGTGGTGCAACACCAGTAATAGCAGCACCTTCTTTGGTTGGTTGGTATACACTACCAAAGCTTTCAAATGGAGCTTGCACACGAAGTGGAGTTACACCACCAGTGATATACTCTTTTGATACTTGGCCAAGTGCTTTCTTTTTGATTGACTCTGTATCAATAGATTCTTCTGGTGTTCCACGGTCTTTCAAACTTTGTATTTCAACTTCTGCCGTCAAGTCTGCAAGCCTACCAACCAAAGATTGTTGGTATGATACATCATCCACTTTCTCACCAGCCTGTTTCAACAGTTGGCCAAATGCATCAGTTCTGTAGAATGTCAATGGCACCATTGTTGCTTCTCCGTTTTGAGTTACAACAATGTTTCCGAATGCATCACGTTTGATGGTTGGTGGTGTCATACCACCTTGAATTTGTGCCAACAGTTTGTTCAGTTCTTCTTCTGTGGTAATGGTTGGTGCATCTGGCAAAGCCATGTCATTCTCCTATGGTAGCATCGATGGTACTTGATTCAATCACAGTTTTTGTTGGTGTGGATTCAACTGTTTGTTCTTCTGAAAACTTGAAATTTTCAGGTATTTCTATTGGTTGTTGATATGGTGCATCCAACATGTGTTTGGTTACCAAGTAATCAATGGCCTGTTGTCTTTGTTCATCAGTAAGTATTGGTGTTGTGGTGATTTGGTTCAGTGCAGATTGGTACAACTTATCTTTCTGTTCTTTGGTTGCACTCCTGGAAGGATTGTACAGACTATCAATCACTTTGCGTGTTTGTTTACCAACTTCTTTGCCAACTTGTTTTCTTTGTTCTGGTGTTTTGTAAGTTAGTTCTGCTTCTGCTTTTTGTGCCATAGCCTCTGTACGCATGTAACTTTGTGGAGTTGTGGCCAATATGGCATCTGCATTGCTAGATACTATATTGGATTTCACTGCTTGTTTGTATTGCTTCAATGATTCTTCTGGATAGTCAGACCGTTTCATAGTTTGTTCTATCTTGGCCAATGTTAGAATCTTGTCTTTTTTGCTTGGCAATGATTCAATCTGTTTCAATACATATGATGCAAGTTGCATGGGATTGTTTTCATATAGTGTGATTCCAGACAATGCAATATTGGATGCATTCACAGTTGGTTTTGGTGTTGGTGCCAATGTTTCTTGCATCGATGGCATTTCTTGTATTGGTGGTGGTGCCAATCTTGGTTTCAATACTTCTTCTTCCATCGATGGCATTTCTTGTGTTGGTGGTGGTTTGATAGATTCTTGTGATAAACCAGGAATACTTTGTACATTTTCTTTGTATAGTGAATATTTTCCTGTTTCACCTTCTTCTGTTCTGATTGGTACACCAATACCATATTCCAACGGTTCAAATGCTTGTGGTGGAAGTCCTTGCATTTCACGTGCAAGTGTATCACGTCTATATTGTTGTTCTATTTCTTTTGGAACTGCTTTTGGATAGTCAGATAGAAAGGAGTCAGCGATTTGTTTGGAACGTCCAAGCACTTCCATTTTGTCTTGTATTGGTTGTGGAATACCTGGTTGTGGTTCTGGTATTCTTGCTTGACGTGTTGGAGTTCCAGCAATCTCACGTGCAGTAGTTGCAGTGCGCTCCAACAAAGAACCTGTTGGTGCTGTTGGTGCTTGCAATCTTTGAAGTTCAGCAGTGATTGCATCTATTTCATCTTGGATTTTCTTTTGTCTTGCTGCAACATCTTCTGGTGTTTGTGTTGGTTTCAGTTTGGTTTGTCCACGTGTTGTGGTAGTTGGTACAAATGTTGGCACAAATGGAACTTCTTCTTGTCCAGCACCTAACACTGCTATCTCTCTATCTATCTCTGCTTTTCTTGCTTCCTTTTGTCTTTCTGTTCTGATAGCAGATTTGGCCAATGCTACCACAGGTTTGTTGCTAGCAGAGAGTGTTTCCTCACCTTGCATCTTTACTTGGTTTGGGTCTTCTCCCCTATCAATAGCACTTTGCACATCTTGTTTGTATCGTTCCAAGTTGCTTGTTATTGTTGGGTCTTTGATAGTACTTGTTTGGATGTCCAAAGATTTCTGTGCTTTCTGTCTATCTTCTTCTGCTACATCCTTTTCTTTCTGTAGTCTTTGTCTTTGTGCAGAAATATCATCAACACCACCAGTACCACCGGTTGCACGTGTGGTTGCACGTGTGGTTGTACTCCAAGTGGTTGCATTTCCCTTTTGTATGGCCAATGCTTCTTTGGATGCATCACTTGCAATCTTGTCTTGTGCTTTCACCAAATCGCCTTTGGTTTTCAACAACTGATTTCTGTAATCATTGAATGCTTTCATTTGTGCATCATACGTTGCACCTTCACGTTGCATTTGGGCCAATGTTTCTTTCATGGCCATGTCATAGATTCGGAATTTCTGTTGTGATACTGCATTTGCCCACGATTGCCCACTAGATTGTAGTCTTGGGTCTTGTTGGCTTCCAGTAATCACATATACATTTTGCCCACCAATGTTTTGTATTGCCATGTCAATCTCCTAGAAGTTACCCAACATATCAAATGGAATGGTTGTATCAATACCAAGTAAATCCATCAACTCTTGGTCTGTGGTGCCAAAGTATGATGCATAATCTTGCACGGCTTGTTGTTGGGCTTTCTGTGCTTGTTGTTGTTGTTGTGCAAGTTGTAATCTGTAGTTCATCAACTTGTCTGTTGCCATTTGGCCTGTGTATGTTTCAGCTCCAGCAGTCACAGGTTTTGTAAGTGCTTCTGCTCTCTTTCTTGCATACTCTGCTTGTTGTGCTTCCAATGCTCTCAACTCTTGTTCTTGTCTTTGCTTCTTGGCCAAGTCTTGTTCTTCGATTGCTTGTTGCACTTGCACTTGGGTTCTTGCACCTTGTTCTGCTCCAATCTGTTGGCCCAACAAAGCAAGTCCACTTTGCGCACTACCAAGTTGTTGTGCATATTGTCTTTGTGTCAAATCGGCTTGTTGCATTGCTTGGCGTGCGCTTGCTTGCATCTTGTTTTCAAGTGCAGCACGTTCTTGGTCTGTCAATCCCAATGCACCAAGTTCTTGTTGACGTTGCAAGTCTTGCAATCTTTTCTTCTGTTCTCTTTCAAATTTGCTAGGTACAATGTCAGGCAATGCACCAACTGCAGTTGCACCACTTGCCAATAATGCTAATGTTAATGGATCCATAGATTCCCCCTATATATTCTTATATGTAAAATAGTTCAACGGTCATGTTCTTGACTTCTGCCCAACCTTCTTCGTTGTGTGGATCAACTGACATGGTGAAACCATAGTAGCCGGCAGAAAGCAGAACTCTATATGTAAGCATTTGTGAACGTGTGTTGGCTTGATTCAAATCAGCACCAGGATTCAAAGTATCAGATGAAGTTCCAGTACCTTCAAACGTGTAGTTATCTGTTTGTGTATCCAATACAGTTCGTGCATCTGTAGCCAAGTTCCTATACACCAATACCAACTTGTTCCACCACATTCCATTTCCTTGTCCTGGTGGTGATGGTGCTTCGTTATTGTTCACGTGATAGTTCAAATGTACATTGATAATCGCACTACAACTTTGTTTTGCGTGGACTCTAACACCACTGTTGGCGATATCTTGATATTGGATACCTGTGGTTTGGATGTTGTTTTTGGCAGTGCTTGTTTGGTATTCTCTGTTTGCAATGATTTGCAGTGTGGATATGTGAGATATATCGGACGTTTCGAATGTATAACTTTTATCAATGGCATAGTATATTCCCCTTGCAACATCAGATGTGTGGAGTGTCAACAAACCCAAATCACCCACAACTATCTCTTGATTCACAAATAGTTTCAGTGCTTCTTCATTATTGGTAATGTTCACGGATGATACAGTATTTCCGTTCACATATGTGTATGGTTGTACAAATGGCATGTTATCTCCTTCCAATCACAACTGACATGTTTGCTCTATGCACATCGATGGTATTTGCAACATCACACACCTTTACTTGCAGCTGTACACTTGTAACGTCTACACCCGGCAGAATACGTAAGATTTGTGAACCAGCGCAACTTCTCCATTGTATTGGTTGTTGGTTGATAGCAGGGGAAGCAGTAGGCACAGAACGTGCAACACAGGAATACACTCCTGGTGCAATGAACACATTTCCAACATTTGTTGCTACCAATACACGAAATGCATAGTTGATACCAGCATTGGTAACACCACCACCATATGTGATTTGGCCAACAAGTGCATCCCAGTTCACACGTAATACTTCATCGTTCACTGCTGTATTGCTCATTACAATACTCATTCCACTAACTGTAGTGAATGTAGTACTGTTGTAACTTCCAGAAGTTTGTGATGAAATAAAATATGTAGAGTTTATTTTGGAAGTGTTGGTGTCAAAGTGCGCACGCACTGCCCAATCATTTGCAGTGTTGTATTCTTGCACATTCAATGCAGCAGTATCCACGTATGGTTCATTTAGTTCTGTGGCCGTTGGTATATCGCCTTGTTCCACAATGGTTTGTTTTACTTTGCTCATAGATCACCTATATGTGTTTCTTACCCAAATACCAATACCAAAGATTTCTAGTGGTGTTGTTGGGTCGTTGGTATATGATGGTATAGATAGTGCGTTGGATGTCCAGGTTTGCCAACGTATATCAATACGAATGTTTTGGCTTCCAATAGGAGTGGAGAAGGGTATCACAATGTTTTCTGCTTGTGGATAGCATTCCCCACTTTCAGCAACCAACACATCGTTCACGAATACACCCCAACGTGTCCACCAATCCAAACCCACTTCTGCATTCAATGGTGGTTCTGCTTGATATGTGACTACATTGCATCCGTGTCTGAAGTTGATTCTCACGCATCCATTCAACATACCTTCTTGCATAGAATCTTCAATGTACATGTTTTGGAAGTTTGGAAGTTCTGTTACCAAGTTCCACCCTTTGTTCCAATCTTCTGTGATCAAATCATACGATAGCAATGGAATGCAAATATCTGCACTATGTTCCATACTTGTTCTAGACTTTTCCCAATATGTTTGTGTGGATGCACTCCACTTGAAACCTGACAAATTTGCATCACTCAAACTTGTGTACACTGGAAGTTGGAACTGTGAATTTGTAAGGCTTTGCACTGGTAAGTTCTGACTATCTAACCTACCATTGATTTGGCCAATAGCATTGGCAACATTCACATTGAATGTTTCTGGTATCACCAATGTGTTTTGTATCTGTAGTTGTGATGGATATAACTTCATCGTGCTTGTCCTTTCTGCATATTGATATTTTGATTCAATAGTGGTGTTGCTTCACTTGATACATTTAATCTATATCCAATCAGTTGGAATGGAACTGTATCTTGGCCAATGATATAGAATCGGAACTGGTTACACAGTTCTGTGTTCACATCATAGCGCAAACGTATTTTCCTTGTGTCTTGCACTTGGCTAGTATTCACTGTGAATGGATTCTTGGTTATACCCGTGTATGTTGCACCAACAGTAACTGGTGGTTCAGCTGCAGTGTATAGCACTTTGGTTTCTGTCATTTTTTGGCCAGTTACTTGATTCTCTTTCAAGGAATAATCAATGGCATAATACAAGTCTAGTTTGGTATCACCATATGCAATCAAATCTAGTTCTACACTGAATATTCGCACGGTTCCCAAATCAAACTGTATCCATGATGATTCCCAGTATGAACCTTCCAATGTATCTTTGATCGTGGTTATGGTGTAAGTATCTTCACTCACATTAGATACTGTGCCAACTTGGGAATGGAATGTGGATGCACACCACACGTGCAATGGCCCCAACAAACTTGTGGATGCACCTTCTGTCAATGCACTCCACTGTGGAATGGAACCAAACACGAATCTACCTTGCAAATCATTCCCCATTGCACTGAATGTGAACTTGTGTTGAAATGATTTATCTGGTGCTTTTCTGAATGTCCAAGATGGTTTTGGTGTATCCGTATGCAACACCAAACCTTTGTTTGGATAGTCAGCAGAACCACCAGGATAGTGCAACCAGTATTCTCTTTCCGTTGGGGAATATGCTGCAATGCATTTTCTTATTGCAGATACAGTGAGTGTTTTCCATTCTTTGTTCACCATATCGGAAATCTTCACAACAGTGATTTGTGAACCACCATCTAGACCACCATTCAAAGACCACACTGCATCTTCATTGGCAAACACCAAACCATAACTTGGCACCAATACAATACTGTTTGTGGCCGTGGTTCCAATGTTGGATGATAGTGTGGCCAAAGTATATACACCACTATTGCTTCTTATCACATTGATTGCATGTTCACGGAATACAATCAGATTGTTGTAGTATGCTTTGATCTCTGTTATATCACCACCAACAGTATTGCCCAGATCAAAGTAAGATATGGCACCAAACTGTTCTGGTATTCCCTTTTCACTGTATATTATTTTCTGTCCTTTGCCCAACCATATTCTACCATCCCAACTATCACCATATTTGTATTCTGTGGATATGACACTGGATGCAGTGATACTTGGAGCTTCTGTCACTAGAAACGTATCGCTGTACACATCTATGAAGAAATCACTGCAGTTCTCTCTAATCTCTTTCAAGAAATAGTATTGTTGGAACGCGCTCCCAGAATAGTTATCACTTTTCACATTCTTGGTTCTGTACAAGATTCTAGATGTGCAAGATGGTGGGCATATTGGTGTTTGAATCGTGATACCAAACTTTCTTAGTGGTGTTGCTGGTGCTTGTTCTACACTCCACCCAACACGAACTTCGCTTGAATATGGAGATAACGCACCATCTTCTGTAACATAGGCCATCTTATAGAAATAGTTGTTTGGGTCACCTGTTGTGTCACCAAGTCCAATGATAGATTCTTTGGTGAATGTTGGCGCACCAGTACCAATGGCCAAGTCATCACCTTGGATGTAACTTGATTGTATTGGTATTGCATTCAATGATGGTGTGGATATGGTAAAACTGAAATCTCTCCAATCGCCTGCACCACTGAACAGTATTGGTTTGTCAACACCATTGATAATCAACAGTTTGTTGTTGTATGGAATGTACCGTGTACCAATCTCATTTATCTTTGGCACGTGTCTATTGCTTTGCACAAAGAATACATCGTTACCATAATATGCACCAACATATCCACTACCTTGATTCTTATTGCCTAGAACATAGTACAAGATACCACTTTGTTCAATGAATACATATACTTCACCACTATTCTTTTTTTTCCAGAAGTAGAACGAATCCACTTTGCCTGTGAGCAGTTTGGTATAGTCTATAGGGAAATCGGATACAGTGAAACTGCTTGGAAACTGCCACCATGGTTGAAACGATCTATCACCAACCCAACAACCCAAGTCAGAGTTGTAGCGCAAATTTACTGCATTTTCCGCTAGGCTTGGTGGTGCATTTAGATTCTTGTCAACACCACCAGCAACAATGAAATCTGTATTCTTTGTTTTCATGGTTATCCTTTGTACTGTAGTTGGCTAGCATCATAACCGCGCCAAGTAGATTGGAATGAGAACTGCCCACGTTGCACTTGTTGATCAATCTTGTCAACATATCTTTTGGCCAAACCTTGCAGCTCTTTGGTATACTTCTTTTCATAAGTTGCTGCCATTGATGCTTGGCCCAACTTCAAGTATATATCTTCCAATGCTTTGTATACGATGAGTTGGTGAAATTCATATGGCATTTCTGGTGAATCAGTACCAAGCAATATATCTTTTGGTTTTCTCAAATAACGCAATACACCCAATCTAATAAAGTCATGTATTACTGTAATCTCTTGTCCAACAACAACTTGTTCTTGCACGAAATCCCAACCATCCACACGTGGATAGAAGCGAAGTTGTTGGTGGTTTCCATCTATCTCTATGTATCGTGTAGAACCATTGTCTAGTTGGTTTGTATTGTTTATATCATAGAAGTTCACAGTATCGTCTACCACAACTGGTTGCAAGTATGATGCAGTATTTCTAGTGGTTCCACCATTGGTGATCTGAATCCAACATGGTAATCCTTTTCTATCACCAGTATTCTTGTCAAAGTTCTTGTTGTAGAAAATAACTTTGCGATATCCTTCCCACTGTGTAGGTTCTTGATCATTGGCTTGGAAGGAATCAGCAAATATGTATTCGTTATCCCAAGATATGAACCCAACACGAATGGCATTATGTTCTGCTTCTATCTGTACTATCTGTGGTTCAGAAAGTGCGGATACCTTTCCATCTTTCACAAAGGCCCAACAAATTTCATAATACTTGCCAGTGGTGAATGTACCACCAATAGCATTGATAGATTCTACTTTGGTTTGTTCTGCACTCACTATTGGTATTGTTGGTGTTGGTATGTATGCTTCTGCATATGGCATGGCATAGTCCACACGCAATGGAGCTTCTTCTTCTTTGCGTGGTAGAAGACCAGTGATCTTGCCATATGGTGGCAGTGTACCTGTAACCGTGTTGTATGGATAATCACGATGGCCAATATACAATAGTTCCAACAAGTCTTCTGGTAAATCATACCAACGTGCTTTGATCAACCAGCTTGTATCATCAGTGTTTGTGGTGCCTTTGAATTCTTCTGTAAGCAGTATGGTATTTGCGTTCACTACTTTGGATATGGTATATTCAAACCCTTGTATCGATATTGGGTTACCTTCCCAAATATCACGGTATGCAACCAATCTATCCATGTTGAAACTGAATGTTACTTGTCTGCTACCTTCTGTCACATTTGCATTTACACTGCTAGTTCCAACAGTTGCATTTTCGGTATCTCTAGTTGGTGCCATATCTGGATAGAACTTGAAATCAACTTCTTTTGTAGCGAAGTTCCAACGTTTGTAAGTCCACAAGGAATAGTATGCATCATTCACAAGTTGGTCTAGTTGGTTGTTGAACTGTGCAAGTTCGGGTGAATAATCGGTTAGGTTCTTTATCTTTTCTCTGATAGCAGTTAGGTTCATACTGTTTGCCCTCCTACTATACATACAATGTAAAATATAAACAAAGAAGGCCTGTGTTTCCACAAGCCTTCAAAGTCCATCTTGGAGTATGGTTTTGTTAGGTAGTGAAAGGATTCACGTATACCAACTTGGATGTAGTTCCAGCACCAGAACCAATGGTTTCAGCCAATATTCCACAGATAGGGAATACAGCACCAGCACCATAGATATCAGCAACTCCACCAGTGTTCGTTGCAACTAATGCTTGACCAATGTTGATACCAGCACCACCGTTGTCTGCAACTTTTGCTTTTGCAAATCCACGTGTCACAACAACAACACGAGAACCAGCAGTTAATGCACCATCACGTTCAGCAGATTCTAATACAACACCAATAACCATAGATGCTTTTGATGTTATACCAGCACCAGCACCAACGTTCAAGTCAGCAGGAGCGATAGAGATAGAAGCCAAAGATGCATCGTCCAAATCATAAGGAGCAACAGCAGTAATCTTTGTCAAGTCAAGTGCAACCCAATCGCCAACTGCTACAGTAGAACCAGCAACAAAGATTTCTTTTTGTTGTTTGTTCATTGTTGCAGTGCCAACTTGAGCAGTACCACCAGAAGGTAATGCACTGTAAGCAGATTGATCCAAATATTGAATAAGTGTTTGTGTAGACATGATGTTTCTCCTTTTAGTATGCAGTACCACGAATGAGTACAGAGTTAGAACCAAGGTGATCAGCAATCAACTGTCCTTTCACATAGAGTTGTGCAGCGCGTGCAGTAGTTCCACTGATGTGTTCAAATGGAGATACGGCAAAGTCAGCATCTTTGTGGAAGATCATTTTGATGGCATCGAAGTTCAACATATAACCGGCCAAGTCATAGTTGCCAGGAGCCAAACCGTCAAGACCAGCAGAAGCAACTTGAACGCCTGTGAACTCAAGATCAGATTCAACAACAGAACCACCAAATGCAAGTTGCATACGGCCAGCATCCAAAGTGGTTTCATTAATGTATCTTTCTTGTTGGAACAATGAACGTCTGTAGTTTGCCATTACTTGTTCTGACAACAATACTAAATCGATAGCACCCATAGGAGCAACGTTTGAACAACGAATAGATTCACGTTGCATTGCTACGATACCTGTGGTTCCAAAGTTAGCACCCAAGTCAGCAGCATTGTTTTGCCAACCTGTTGTTGCAGCATAAGTTGCTTTGCTCACACCACCGACAACATTTGCTTGTGTTCCAACATCGTCTGCTTCAAAGAAGCCTGTTGCAACGTTACCGTTCAATGTGTTCATGCTTGTTAAGATTGCAGAGTTACCAATCAAGATTTGCTTGTTCAACTCTTTACGCAACATTTGCATAACAGAACGCATACGTGCTTCAAGAATCTTTACGATTGCTTTTTCACCAGAGTTTTCAAGTTCTTCTTTTTGAGTGATAACGATAGGAGCTGTAAAGTCACACCACTCATAAACTGCAGGACGCAATACATCTTGCACTGCAAGAGATACTGGTTCATAACCTGTTGCAAGTTGTGTGATTGTTGAGTGTTCAGCCAAAGACAATGGACGTTGAATTTTGATACCACCATCTTCGTATTCTACTCCACCTTTCTTTTTGCACATGTCAAGAAAGGCATTCTTTTTGAAAAGTTCGTCTACTTCACCATCACGGATGGAATATAGTGTTGACGATAATAAATCATTTGAAATAGCCATGATATTACCTTCTAAAGTTGTTGTGTTTTAATCCACTCCACAAACGTGGAGACAAGAGAATATAGAATAAAGTTTTTACGAGTTCCGTTTGGAATGTGTGGAGTCTATTCTATACACAAGTATTCCATGTGGAGATTGTAATATAGTGTCATCCTATAAGTCCAAATTTGTAAAATAGACTAGCAGTATGATTGTTTGATTTGTTGCAATACTGCATACAAATTCTTTCCAGGACATGCAGTTGCACCACTATCTCTATGGCCATATACATCTTGCCAAGTCAATGAATGTTTGGCCAACAAACCATTCACCAAATCTTTCAGTATTTCGATTTGCTTTGCAGTTGGAACTTCTGTTTCATAGTTTCCAAACACACAGATTCCAAGAGAATCAGAGTTATGGTCTTTCACGTGTGCGCCTGTTGTGTTCTCTGCTCTACCTATCTCTACCATATCTAGATTGTTTATCATATAGTGGTAGCCTATATCTTTCCAACCATTCTGCACAACGTGCCATTTGAAGATATCTTCACGTGTGGTGGTTGCACGTGGTGATGCAGAATGATGGATATATATTTTATTTATCTTTCTCTTTCCCTTTGGCATTTCCAAATTCCTTATCAAGTTGTTGTTTGATTTCATCATTCTCTGGTCTATTGACCATGAAAACTCTCTTTTCAAGTGGTGCATATATATTCACACCAAGTGCAGCACCACCACGTTCCACAATGTATTCCACAGGAACATGCATCTTTTCAGATATGAATGTACACAGTTTCAGAAACTGCCTTGCATCTGGTAACTTGCGATTGTTGCAGAACATAATGATAAGTTCTTTGGATTCGTCAATACCTTTTGCAACATCTACCTGTGTCAGTTTGAGTTCTGCCATCACAGTAAATAACCATCTTGAAAATCCCAACTCTGGATTGGCCATAAATCACTTCTTGATATTTTGTTGTTTGTGCCATTGGAATGCTTCCCATGCATCTTTGAACTTTGGTGCGCCTTGTGGAGCATTGGCAGTTCCAGTGCTTGTTTTGGCCAATGTGTCTTTGCGTTGTTGTTTTACTTTGGATGCTTCTTCCTGGAGCTGTTTGGCTTTGGTGGTTTCCACTTTGGCTTTCACAATGTAGTATGCATCTTCCAAAGATAGTTCGGGCCTATCTGTAAGAAGTTGTGCAACAGGAAGTCTAATATCATCACTCGTCAAGTCTGGATGTTCGGACTTGAATCGTTGCAACTCCATTTGTCTTTTCTCTGCATAAATTTGTTCTTGTGCTGGCTTCATCATTTCTTGCAACATCAAAGAAGCCTGTCGTTTGATCTCTGCTTTCATTCCATCTTCGGTGTATATATCGTGTTCTTCTTCTGTTGCATACTGTTGAATTTGTTGCAACATTGGATTGTTCACAGTGCGTTCTTTGGTGGCAAACAGTTCTTGTTTCATTTGTTCAAGTTCTTTGCGTTGTTCTGCAAGTTCTTGTGTTTTGCGTGTATAGGATGAACGCATATTGGCCAAGTGTTTGCGTACATCACCAGGAACATTCTTTACCCACTCGTGTAGTGGTTTCATTCCTTTGTGGTTTTCTTCTTTGAACTCTGGAAATAGTTCTTCATCGATTGCCAATAAATCATCGATAGTCAATGGTTCGGTGGATTCTGCTGCTGCTTCTTCTACTACTTCTTCTACATTTTCAACAGTTCCATTTGGAGTATTGTTTTCATTCATATATCACCTTGTGTTATTTGCCAGTGTTCTTTGGAGCATCTGGATTTGTTGTTGCTTTGTTCTTGGGCCATAAATTTCTGCACGCCCAATATGATGCAGTTAGTTTGCTTTTCTTATCGTCACAATGGTGTCTTGCACGGAAAGAACGTTTGGCAGAATCAGAATAGTTGTGCTTGTAACCTTTGGCGCCAAAGTGAATAAGTTTCTCTTGGCCACCTTCACATGCTTTTACCATCTTCTTCTTTCCAGGTCTGTCACTTGGAACAGGTTTGTTGCATTGCATTCTATCCTTATCTGCCATCTTTCTTTCTCCATTGTTGGATATAGTACCATTCGTTATAGTTGCTCATTTCTTTTTACACTGTGTGCAAGTATGCTTTTTTGGTTTGGCTTTACGTGCAACATTCAGTGCAATGGCAACAGCTTGCTTTTGTGGCTTGCCGTGTTTCATTTCAGTTTTGATATTCTTGGCAATAGTCTTTTTGCCGTATCCTTTCTGTAGTGGCATTATGATTTCCTTGTAAGTGGAGTTGCACGCATACCTTGCGATTTGCGTGCAATGTTAGTTTGTCTTTGTGTTTTGGTAAGTGAACTTGCAGTGCGTGGTGTTTTGGATGATACACGTTTGGTTGGTCTACAGTATTCTGTCGCACCACCAGCACCACATGGTTTGCCTGTCTTGGTATCTTTCCACTTTTCCTTTTCCCATCGTTTGAGTGATGTGCCCGCTTCTGTCTTACGCACGTTTCCACTTTCCTTTCTACACTTTGCAATCGCTTGGCTTGCACGTGCAGAAGGGAACTTCTTGTATGTGGATTTCACTTTGTTGTAGCAGTTATCTTTCATTACATTCTGCCCATAAACAACTTGTCTGTTTCTTCCATCGATGGTGCAACGGGTTCTTCTTCTGTTGGTGCTTCTTCTTCCATTGGTTCTTCCATTGGTGGATTCTTCAAGAACTGTTTGAAATCTTTGGATGTTGCCAACTTGGATAGTTTACCAGCCAACATTACCAATGCTCTATCGTCTGTCAAATCTTCCATCATAAAGTCAAGTTCTGCTGGTACATCCTCTGCATCCACTGCTTGATTGGTAGCACCTTGGAACATAGCCAATACACGCACGAAATCATTTGGCAATACCTTTGCACCATCTTGGAACTGTGGATAGTCTGGAGATTGGCCAAACAATGGCAACAGTTTATTGGTAGCACCCACCAAGATGTTCAATGCTTTGCTACTGAAATTTCCTTTTGGTGCCATGTTCTGATACATGGATTCATCGTCTTGTTCTGCAGTTTTTATTTCTATTTCCATTTCTGGCATTTCTTGTTCGTTCATATTTCCCCCTAGTTATTTGTAGATTGTATCTAGTTTTCCAGATAGCGCATCGGATGCAGTCCACGTTTGTGATACGGCATCTTCCTTGCTGACTCCCTGTGCTACCAAAGATTTGTATTTGTTTTCATATTGTGTTTGTTGTTGTAGTCTGTCTTGTGCTTGTTGCATCTTATCTTCCACGTGGTGTTTGGGTAGATCAGCTTCACACACAAACCCTTTGGATTCAAGTTCTTTCTGTGCTTGTGCTGGACTATCCACAAATCTGCCAAGTGCTTGTGACCAATAACCATTGGCCCCATACTTGCCTGTGGAGTGCCAACTAGAATGTGTGTTGGGTACAGATAGTTTTCTGTTTTGGTGCAAATTTGTTTGGCACTTTGGGCATATTGGCCTTGCATCAACATCACAAAAATATTCGTCTGTGGTAAAACACAAATCACATGTGTATGTGTATAGTGGCATTATTTCCTTCCTTGCAATGCTTGTGCAAGCAGCTCAGCAGGTAGCTGGCCTTGTGGCCCAATATCACCTGTTTGTGTTTCCACACCTTGTGCTTGTTGTGGTGCTTGTTGCATTGGTTGTTGTGCTTGTTGTGCTTGTTCTTCTGGTAGAAAGTCTTTGGGGAAATCAAACAAACGTTGGATTTCTTTCAAGATTTTCTGTGGTGGAACTCCAAACTGAATCAATGTTGGTGCCAATGATACCAGGTTATTCTTCTTGATACTTTCCGATAGTGGAGTGCTAGATTGATCAAGTGCAACTATCTTGAATTTTGCATCCAAGTCTTGTGTGGTTACCAGTGTTGGTAGTCCATTCACATCGATGGTGACAACTTCTTTTGCATCCACCAACAAAGATATGATTCTCAAATACACTGTTGCAATCATTTCTATTGTTTGGTCTTTTTGCCTTGCAAGTTTACCAATCTCACTTGCAGAATATTGTGCGAGTGCAGTTACTTCTGTTGCAGTGGCCTTGCTTGCTTCCCCACGTGAGAACGGTGCCAAGATACTTGAACGGTTGATATCTGCTTCAATCTGTGCTTGGTATCTATCAAAGTTTGTTGATATAGGTTCTACCCCCACTGTGCGTATAACACCATCCAAAGATGGTTCATCCACTGCGATCATTGCACCATCAATACCAGCAGTAATCTTGGCCAATGCTTCTTCATCCATTGAACCTTCTTTGTAGATATACTGTCTTGAATCTCTTCTGACTGCATTTGCCCAATAGGTTCTCAATATGTTCTTCTCATAGAACTGGTCATATGCACGGCTAACTGCTGACAAACCACACATTGGTCTTTCT